CTATTAGGCCTTCCTACATTTATTCCTGGTGTAGAATTTCCTATTGATATCGAAGCTATGATCAAAGCAGCCATTGATGCAGAAAAAGCAAAATATACTGCGGCTCTAGAATCATTAGGAGAAGATGTTGGCCAAGCGGCCAAAGATGCCTTAAAAGAAGAATTAAATTTAGGAATAATAAAAGGTATAGAAGATCTTGAATTGTTTGGATTTAAAGTATTAGATCTTATTGGAGGTACATGGGACGAGGCGGTTGATTGCGCAGAGTTTAAAATAAATAGATTAAAAGAAGAAATGAACGAGTTCAAAGAGAATTGGTATGCATATCTAATGAAAAAATGGATGGAAGTAGTACAGAAATTTTTAGATATGATAGGATTAGGAGCATTGATGGATTGGGCTACATTTACATTTTGTGATTTTTTAACTCTCATAGGATTTCCTAAGACCCTTGATTTAGCCTTTGCCGCCGGAATTACTCAAGTTGTAAGTTCAAGTTCCGGAAGTCTTACTTCTGCTCCAAATTCTGCCGGGGTTGTTGCGGCTGAAACAAGTAAGGCTGCCACTGATAGTACAGGATATTTTAAATATACGGCAACTGCAGGTCAGACAGAATTTGCCGGTGTAGATGAAAATGGTAATATTTTAGAATATGATGTTACTGGACTTCCTGGTTTTTACTTGGCCGATGTACTAATCATGAGAAGAATTGCAGGTGTAGCTTTAGAGAAAGATGTTAATCCTATAGAAATTACAGATTATAGTACAAATCTAGAAGGTGATACTATTACTTTGGATGATCCTGTAACAATAGGAGATACTATCACAATAGTAGATTTAAATGGCATTTAATAATTTCATGGTGTAAAAAGATATAAATACTAGTATGGCAAACATAAGCGACAAATCAGGTCAAGCAACAGCGGTAAGCATTGTAACAAGAAAGAAGCCTTGGGCAGATTTAGATTTGGAATTAGGTCTACATCCTATCAATAAAGATATTATTCCTCTTAGAGATGATGCCGCAATAAAAAATTCAGTTAAGAATTTAATATTAACTAATATTTATGAAAGACCCTTTCAACCATTTTTAGCCGGCAATTTAAGAGGTCTTCTTTTTGAACCGGCATCAGTGGTAACTGAATATGAATTAAAACAGTCTATAAAAGACGTAATAAATCTTTACGAACCTAGAATAACTATAGAAAATATAAATATAACTGATGACCATGATAATAACACTTGGAATATCACTATATTTTTTCGTATAAAACAATTTGGTACTAGTACTAGTGTAGGAATCGTATTAGAAAGATTAAGGTAATCTCATGGCAACAACTTTAAAAATAACAGAACTAGATTTTCCAGATATAAAAAATAATTTAAAAAATTATTTAAAACAACAAACAGTTTTTACTGATTATGATTTTGATGGATCTGGATTAAATATACTATTAGATGTTCTAGCATATAATACACATTATAATGCAATGGCTGCTCATCTAGCACTCAACGAAGCTTTTTTAGACTCGGCTCAAATAAGAGGCAATGCAGTTTCAAGAGCCAGAATGTTAGGATATGTACCACGATCACAATTATCTCCTAGAGCCTCACTTACTGTTGTCGTAACTAGGCCTTCTACAGATACAAGTACTACTCTACAAATGCCTCGAGGCACAAAATTTAACACAGAAGTTGAAGGAGAATCCTTTCAGTTTGTAACTTTAGAAACTCAAACTGCCGGTATTTCTGGAGGTACATTTACGTTTAATAATGTAGGAATTGCAGAAGGTACATATAATTCTATTAAATATCGAGTAGACAATGATCTAGAAAATCAAAAACATCAACTATCACATACGAATGCAGATACTTCTACCTTGCGTGTACGCGTACAGGCGAATGAGGAATCTACCTCTTATGATATTTTTAGTAAATTTACAACCCTATTAAACATTGATGCATCCTCTCAAATATATCATCTTCAAGAAAATTCAAACGGATTTTATGAAATATATTTTGGTGACGGTGTTACAGGCACTAAACCAGAAAATAATAATATTGCAACTTTAGATTACGTTTATTCTACTGGTAATGAATCTAACGGAGCCTCAGTATTTAGTGCAGATGCTAGTATAGGTGGAATGTCAAGTATTTCAGTTACGACTATTAGTAATGCTACAGGCGGTGTAGAACAAGAAACACTTGAGTCAATAAGATATAATGCTCCCCTCACGTTCACAACTCAAAATAGAGCAGTAACATCTGATGATTATCGTGCTATTATTCAAAGAGAATTTTCTAATATCTCTGCAATATCTACTTGGGGTGGTGAAGATCAACCAGTTCCGGACTACGGAAAAATATTTATATGTATTAAACCTAATACTGCAGACACATTAACCCCCGACGAAAAAACTACAATTATTGGTACGGTTCTTAAAGGAAAAAATGTAGTATCAATTACTCCTATCATTGTAGATCCTAATTTTACATATTTAGAATTAGACGTAGGATTTAAATTTAATCCTAACTTAACGGATAGAACTGCAATAGAATTAAAAGCTGTTGTCTCTGATACTATAGATAATTTTAACTTAAATAATTTAAATAAATTTGATGGAGTATTTAGACATTCTTCTATGACAAAAGTAATCGATGCTTCTGATCCTTCTATTTTGAACTCGACAGTAAGACCTTATGTATATCAAAATATAACTCCTACTAGTACATCTACAGCAAGTAACCACGCGTTAACTTTTGCCGGACCTTTGTTCGTTCCGGAAGGAACTACGGCTTCGGTTATAAGTTCTACAGGATTTATTCCAGCGGCAGCCCTTACTGATACTTATTATTTTGCAGACAAACCTATTACTGGTTCAACTGAGAGACAGATATATGCATACAAAATAGTAGATAATGTAAATGTCACGACTATTGAGAATGCCGGAACTGTTGATGCTAATGCAGGAACAATCACGATAAGTGGTTATACCCCATCTACTTTAACAGATATTAGAATTACGGCAGCGCCAGATTCTTTAGATATTGCTCCTAAGAGAGATCAATTAATAACTATTGATAGTGCTAGAACTACTATGACTGCCGAAGAAGATACAATTGCCTTGTCTGGTTCTTCAGGTACTATAGATTATACAACTACTTCAAGATTAAGGTAAGACCATGGCCGGATACGGATCAGATTCAAACAATCCTAACTATATAGAATCCGTTGGATCTTTAACAAGAAAGACTAAAGAAGATATTCGTTTAGATCAACTTATCCCTTCTGAAATACTAGAACATTCTGGTTCAACCGGAATAAAACAGCTTCTTGAGCATTATTACAAATTCATGAATATGGATGAGTTTCTATATTCAGAAAATGAAACTCATACCGACACAATTCTTTCCGGAAGAGCAGTTTTTAGAATTTCAGATCCTAATAACGAGAACAATACTTTTTATACCGACGAGACTGGTGCTGATTCTACTTTAGTACTCGCTTTAGATGAAACAAATCCTAGTACAGGAAATAAAACAGATACGGTTCCTTTAAATTCTGGTAACGTTTCAATAACTAATGGTAATGAACTTCCTGGATCTTTAAAAAATTCTACGAGTGAAGTAGGTAAAACTTTAACTGTATCTGGATTAAGTGATGTTTTATATAGATCTGCTACTTTAGCTGCCAATGTTACTTTGTCTGATCCATCTGTTGAAACTAGTGGAACTATTACTTCCTTATCAGGTGAACTTGGATTTGGATATCCTCAACAAACAGACACTAATGGAACCGATTGGAGTACCCAAGGAGGTCTTCCTACAATTACAATTTCTGCTCCAACCTCTGGAACAACAGCAACAGCGACGGCAACACTATATTCAACACTAGATAATAATCAAAATTGGGGTGGTCTTGTAATTACTATTACAAATGCCGGAACAGGATATACCTTAGCCAGTCCACCTACAGTAACAGTTACTGCAAATATAAGAGCCGCACGAGCAGCGAATGCTGGTGGAACGGCTATTTTTAGAAATGCAATGGTAGGCACTTTAACTACACCAATTCAATATTGGGTGGGGCCGGGACCTTCTTATATTCTTAATGCTATTGAAGAAGCTATGAATATAGATGAGAACACTACAGATTACTTAGAGTTGATGCAAAAAGAAATAGCGGCCGCTATTCCAAGAAAATTAACGGTAAATAAAAGATCACTATACAAAAATATAACGGATTTTTATAAGTTAAAAGGATCTCAAGATTCTGTTGAAATATTTTTTAGATTATTATTTAATGAAAATGTTGAAGTTGAATATCCTTGGAATAAAACACTTATCCCTTCGGAAGGTGCCTGGGATGCTGATCTAAATCGTTATTTAGATAACAAAGGATTCTTATCGGATACTATT